GTGTTCCTGGTAAACAGCCTATGGTGTTCCTGGTAAACAGCCTATGGTGTTCCTGGTAAACAGCCTATGGTGTTCCTGGTAAACAGCCTATGGTGTTCCTGGTAAACAGCCTATGGTGTTTAAAAATTGAACCGCCAGGGGGCCAGAAAGTGTGGTTAGTGCAGTCACTTCCAATCCTAGAAATCTAACCAGAAATGTCTTTCAATAATTCTTTCGTTCGCAATCAGTTGGTTGGCCAGCTTGAGATGCTCCGAGCCATCCCCTCCGCCGAGCTCTCCAAGCAGGATCGGGCTCTGCTGGCTTCTCTCCCAAAGAGCATTAAGCTCCACGACGCGGCCGTGGTCAGTCTTAAGGCCGCGGCTGAGCAGAAGGCTCAGCACGATCAGTCTGTGGCCGAGCACAAGGAGAAAAAGGCTATGAAGAAGGCCGCACGCCGTCCTGAGAAGGAGTCTAGCAGCCTGTACAATGACAAGGAGATTTCCTGCCGTGATTGCGGGGAGGGCTTTGTCTTCACTGGCCGCAAGCAGGAGGTCTTTGCTGAGAAGGGTCTTTCTGAGCCTGTCCGGTGTGCCTACTGTAACGAGTACCGCCGTCAGTTCCAGCACAGGAAGCTCAACTGCGTGGAGTGTTCAACGGAGTTTGACTTCCCTATTGGAGCCCAGATTCACTATGTGGAGCAGGGCTACGAGGATCCAACGCTCTGTCACCCTTGCCGTGCTAGCAAGAAGAAGGTCATCCCTCCTGAGGTCATCCGCTGTAAGGAGTGCGACAAGGACTTCAAGTTTGGCCATGGGGAGCAGATGTTCTTCAAGGAGCATGGGTGGCAGGAGCCCCGCCGCTGTATCCCATGCCGCAAGGAGCACAAGGCAGAGTATGCGGCTAAGCAGGCGGCTCGTGTTGCGGCGTCGGGAAAGGCTGACCTTGGCAAGTTTGTTGAGGGTGCGGATCCCACTATGAAGTTTGGACCCCTTCCTGTTTCTCCGGCATCAGCAGACTCTGGTCCTGCTACTGGAGGCATCAATCCAGCAGATCTGATTGCTGCGGCATCCGTGATGGTCAATGGCGGCGGTACCTTCAATGTTGAGAAGGAGGAGGGCTGGGAGACCGCGGGTAAGTAAGCAACAACATAAAACAGATAAAAAGACACAAAAACAAATAAAAAACACAAAAAATTGAAACATTTTTTACTGAAGATGATTGTTGGCTGTCAAGAAATCGAGCAAAAAATGTCTATTAACGCAATGGGTCTGCTTATTGGTAATGTGGATGAGATCGTTTTCGTGCTGACGAAGAGCGATGTGGAGCGGGTCTACAACATTGTGAATAATTGTCATCTTGGGACTTCTCTGCCCGAGTCAGTTTGGTCTGCGTTCAAGGAGAACATGTACAAACTGGATGATCGGCTAGGTCACGCTGAGGCACTGGAGGATATTCTCAACAACTACTGTCGGCCCCCCGTAACGATTGCCCCGCCAACTCCTCCTCCTACGATTGCCCCGCCACCTCCTATTTCAATGCCTCTCCCTTCTACCCCGCTTACTCTGCCTGCCCTTTCTCCAGTTGCTCCCCCAGCAAACGACTACACTAAGGACTATGATAAGCTTCAGCGTAAGAAGTACAATACGCAGAAGTTCCATCCTCCGGGCTATGGTCACCATGTTGTGTGGTCCGCTCATCGGGTTCGGGCTTTCATGGTGGCACTAAAGCAGAAGCCAACTGTTTATGATGCCAATCTTCGGACTCTAGCACAGATTGCTGGGGTTCATCCGTATGATTTCCGCTGGAAGACCAATCCAGTTTCCTTTGGTAAAAAGAATGGTCTCTCAGAGATAGAGATGCGACGGATGATGGGAAACAGCTATGATGTTATGGTTGACCGATTCAGTGTTCACGTGTGGTAAAGAAATAAGAAAAGAAAAAACAACAAAAACAAGATAATTTTTTCGTTATTATGTTTTGAAAAATTGACCCCTTGAACTAGTAGAATAAACTGTGGAGGCGATTAAAATGTCACGAATTTTCAACACTATTGATCTTCAGGAAATGGCTCGTAATCATTACATCTTCAAGCAGGATGAAGAGCGTAAGTGGCTAGAGAAGTGTGCGTGTGATCCGCTCTTTCACACGATTCGCCAGTATGCGGAAATGCATGCTATCAGTATCCGACAGTTGATGAAGGATGAACTCCTGCAGGGACGCACCAAGATTCCATTTTGGTCCTGTAAGGAAACCAATTACTTTCGGGATGCCGGTGCTATTCATGATAGTCGCAGTGATTCCAGCAGTGTAAATCCTGAGATTACTGTTGAGGAGTACATTAATGGACGCAATCTTGATTATTGGATTACCGCGGCCGATAACGGAACATATAAGGTGGGGAGCACCATTCGTCTTACAAATTGTCTCCTGCTGCTAGCAAACTACTTTGGACCTAACTTTTCTTGCTCTTACAAGCGGCGTCGTTTTGAGACAGCAGAGAAGTATCATGTCTATGAGATTGAGGTCTGGTTGGAGTGGCACCGGACTGAGCGAAGTGGTGATATGAAGGATGCTGTAGATAAGGCAGTTGTCACTTACAACGGACGCAATCCCGAGCCAGTTATTTCTGAGAATCCCGATATTGCCTGCGATTATTGCGGCATCTACTACAATACAGATGCAATTGGCTCAAATAATGAGTACTGTTCTCAGATCTGCTATCGTAGGGATTCGGGCGTCTATAATTACTAAAAAATAAAAAATTGATAGCTTGGTGGTCAGAATTGTTTATCGTGCGGTTACAAATAAGAAATCAAAATGTTCAGTAATTCCTTCAATAATTTTGCGGGTTCCGTAATGTCTCTGGTTAATCGTGGCACAGCCTGGATTTCCCAGCAGGACTACAGCCGCATTACCAAGATGGATGAGAAGACGTATCTTAAGATTACCAGTGTTACTGTCTTTGGTATCTATCTCATGTTTCTCTTCTACACATATTGTCCACGCAAGAAGGAGGAGACCCGTTCTAACAAGCGGAAGTTCGTACCGGAGGAGTTTGAGGAGCAGGACCGTCGGATTAAGCGTCGTCTCTCCATCCAGGCCGAGAAGTACCGTCATGCGTCAGCCTTCCAGACTATCCAGCAGCAGGTAGGGGAGGATCCTCGTAGTTGGCCAGTCGTTCTGCTGAATGAGGTGATCCTTCTACGAGAGGATCTGGCTCGTCTTCAGAAGAAGACCTTCTAATGCGTCACATAAAACAAATAAAAACAACACATTTTTTTATGTATGACTTCATTGAAATTGGTACATCTGACTTTGAGACTCTGATAGAAAAATGTGGGGATGAAATTGGTCTTTCTATTGAACCTATTTCAGAATACCTAGATGCTCTGCCAGATAAGCCAAATGTTAAAAAAATAAACGTGGCCATTTCCAACAAGATTGGAGAACTCTTAATAAATTATATTAGGCCTCAAGACATCATAAATTATGGATTACCCGACTTTGTGAAAGGATGTAATTCTATTAATTCGTACCATCCAACAATTGTAAATTTGCTTCTACATAATAATCTACCTCTTAGCCTTATTACTTCGAAGAAAGTACGTGTTATAGATTGGTCTACACTTGTTCGTGAAAATAACATTAAAGGATGCAGGTATTTGAAGACTGATACTGAAGGCCATGATTGTGTAATTCTTAATAATCTTATTGATTACTGCGAAAATGGAAATCAAGAACAATTTCCTAAGAAGATAACATTTGAATCAAATATTTTATCTAATTCTGCTGATATTGACTTACTCTTAGAACGATTTTATAGAAATGGATACACTTTAGTTTATAGGAATCATGACACCTGTGTGGAGCGTTTGTAATTGAAATATTAAAAATATATATTTAGAAATGGAGTATGTTCGGAATATTTGTATATCGCAGGAGGACTTTCAGAATCTTTTAGCGTCTGGATATGACTCTGATTTATATTTTAAATTGTTAGCCGTAGCCACAAGTTTCTTAGGAGTATCACTTTTAGTTGCTGTAAATATGATAGTTGACAAACAGCGGGAAGTTGATGGTCTTGCTGGAGTAAAGAATTCACTAATGAAGCACATTGAGACTCTTGAAGAAGAACTTACAGAGAAATACACGGAGGAAGAGGAGAAAGAGGAAGATGAAGAAGAGGGGGAAATAGATACGGGTGCGGAAGCCGGTGATGAACTAGATGATTTACAAGATGAGCACAATGATTAAAAAATGGTAATTTTATTTTTGTGTGTTAGACTGATATAGATAGTAATCTCAGATTGCGTCTACATCAACCTCATCCCCATCAATCTTCTCCTCCGTGCGGTCAAACTCAATTCCATCCTCCTCATCTGAGCCCGCACCGACTGCTCCACTGAAGAAACGCTCATCTACTCCTGTCTCCATTGTCTTGAGACGAGAAATCTGCTTAGAGTTGAATACGCCAATAATGTGGGCATGAACAGCAGAATCCTTATCGCCTCGGTCAACAACAACGAGGTTTCCCACATCAATCCACACCTTGCCACCCTTTCCACTCATCCGGCCAATAATCTCTGCTCGGACAAATCGGTCTCCACCTAACCAGATATGGAAAGCTCCATTGCCCAACTTCTTGTCAACCTTGCCCACCACAATCTCAGACGTAGCAGATGTAAGAGTAATTTCATTTGTGCTGATATCATCCAGCACATCATCCACCATCTTCTTATTCTTCTTAGACTTACCGCCCTCCTTATTAGAGCCCTTCTTCGCCTTATTACCACCAGTCGTATTCTTTGGCATTTCTTCTGATTTGGATTACGTCTTAACTAGTTGCTTTAATTTTACTCTTGGGTTTTTACTGGTTTCAATTTTTATTTTTCAAAAATTTGACCTAGCGGCGGTTTACTGGGTTAAGCAGAGAAAGATGTTGACTCGTAATCTGTACGACCTTGAGGAGGTCAAGACATCATTAATCTTGTCTTTGCTAATTGGAAAAACACGTACAGCACTCTTTTGGG